CGAGCTAGTTAGCTTCTCTGACTTCCGCACTGTCGATAAGTTCGGACCAAATGCCACGTATCTCACAGGTGCAGTAGGTGCCATTTATGGTATTCCAATTGTTATCTCTGAGTTCATGGATAATGTGGGTACTACCGGAAACGAACTCGGTGTTCTAGTCTACAAGCCAGGCTTCATGATTGCCGAGCGTCGTGGCATGGAGATCGAGAGTGAGTACGAACCACGTCAGCAGGTTACTGCAATGTATATGAGCACACGCTTTGACTTCAAGGCACTCAGCTCAAACGCCAGTGCAGCCCTTGATGCAACAAACTTTGCTTATGCATCACTAATCCAAGCTGGCTAATCTTACTAGCTTTCACATCGTTGAAAACCACGGGGGAGGTAGGTGCAATATCTGCCTCCCCTTATTACTAAGGAGATAAAGAATATGGGTCAAATAATGGATGACATTACAGATGTTGATAAAGTTATTGCAGAAGGTCTAAAAACAGACGAGGAAATTGAAAACTGGGCTCTTACTCATGGGTATGGTCCTGGGTTAGTTCCAGCACTAATTGCAGATGTTAATGCAAAACTAAACCCTGCTCCAGCTGCTAAAGCAGCTCCCGCACCAGTTGCACCAAAACCTGTTGTTAAGGAGGAGCCTAAAGTAGCTACAGCTTCTGCTCCTAAAGTTACAACAACCACAAAGAAATAATAGGAGAATATTTTAGTGGCAATAGATGATAGCAATGCAGGAAAATACCCATACGTAACTCTACCTGTAGTAAAAGACTATTTAAGTATTAATAGTGTTACTCATGATGGTAGATTATCTAATTTGATCAACTATGCTTGTGGTATAGTTGAACACTATATTGGGTTCGAAGTTCTAGCTAACAATTATAGTGAATCTTTTGATGGGGGAGTAAGTTCTATCTTTGTCTCTCGTCTTCCTTTAGCTAATGTTTACTCTGTTTATGAGTTTGACGGTACTTCTTATCAAAGTTTAAATTCTCCTTCTTCTGATGGAGGGTTGGTAAGTCTTGATAGAGACAACCATAATATTAGTGTAGAAGGAAACACTCACATTACTACTAGAGTTAAGAAATTTGGACGTTCTTCTGGCTATTTTAATGGGGCTACTAATTCTGACTATTTAAATGCTGGAGGAGGCGATGATTTCTGGTTTGATACTGATGGTTTTACTATTGATGTACAAGCTAGATTTGCTTCCTTCAGCACTACCCAAGTATTAGCAGAACAATATGTGGACACAAGTAATTTATGGCATTTAAAATATGATGCTAGTGAAGGACTCCAGTTTAGAGTTTTAGAGGGGGGAACTGAGACTATTAATGTAACTCATAGTAGCACTGCTGGATATAGTGCTAATGTGTTTCATCATTTAGCAGTTTCTAGAAACGGAACTGATTTAAAGTTATTTAGAGATGGAACTCAGATTGGCAGCACCACTACTGTTGCAAGAACAGTTGATGTTCCTAACTTTGCAGGTGACGTAAATATTGCTCGTTCTGGTGCAGGAAGTAGTTACTTTACTGGACATTTAGATGAATTAAGAATTTCAAAATCAGGATACTATACAGCAGCTTTTACTGCTCCAGAATATCAGCATTTAACTGATGATGAGACTGTACTATTACTACATTTTGAAGGCACTAATGCTGCAGTAGGTATAACTGATACTCACACGACTCAAGAAGACTTTGTATTCAAGAAAGATAGCGGAGAGATTAGTCGTAATGTCGGTTCTGGTGGTGGAAGTCAAGGATTAAGCTTAACTGGACCTAAGCGATTCCAAAACTTCCCAAGAGCTATCAGAGTTAATTATAGAGCAGGATATGAATCAGGCAATGTTCCTCAAGATTTATCTCTTGCAACTTTAGACTATATCAAACTATTACACAAAGAAGAGCAAGATCGTGCAGGGTTTTCTCTTGCAGGAGAGTCAGTAGATAGACCTGCCCTAGCAGCAAACTTTCCTCCTCACATTAAACGAGTTTTAGATTTATATAGGATAATTGAATAATGGCTAGAGCCCCTAGGTTAACAGGAGCATCAAAACAGCTGGTTACTGACATTCAAGTTTACTCTGACCGAGTACCTATTGAGCAACACGTAAGAAGATTACAGAGATCGGTCGCTCAAAAAGGTAGTCGATCAGAAAGAGATAAAATTAGAAATACTCTTGTTAGAGAAGCCTCTGATTTTTTCGAGACTCAAGGTCCCTTTCGACCTTTAAGCTCTACTCAACTACAACAATATACCAAGCCAGGATCTGCTCCCGATGCCACAATTAGCTTTCAAAGTGCTATTGAATTATTTGGTGGGGCAGATGCGTCCCGATTTACAAGAGGTATAGGTAAGACAAGAGCAGATGAAGAGACAATTCCTACAGAATTTAAAACTTTTGCAATAGGTAAGACTCCTTCTGCTACAACCTTAACAGAACAAACTACTAATATTGATACTAGTTTTATTCCTGGGTTACAGCAAGAATTAGATGAAGGCATTGACCCCAGAAAAACAGCTACAGCTTTAAGCGCAGAAGGTGTTAAAAATTGGCTGTTTAGCAGTAATCCCGACGCAGAAGCTTATAAAAACGAAGTCTTAAATATTATAAATGAAAAGATTTCTAATTTTGTTTTGTTTAATTATCTAGATAAAGAACACATAGGAGGGAAGGGTAGAGTACCAAGAATAACTTTTTTTCCTGCTGCTGCAAGAACTCTTAACATCTCTATTAAATCAAACTTTGATAAGTATATTTCTGTTTCTCCTGATAAAAGCTCTGCTCGTTATGAAAATGGACAATATAGAGCGAGAATACAGTTTAAACTATCTGCAGCGGCAGATAGAGCAATAGAAAATGGTGCATTAGATGGTACTAAAAAGATATATGACAGACTAGGTCCTCGTGTTAGCTCTAGGTTTGTTGAATATGTTTTTAGAAACTTAGGAAGCAAAAAATTATCTATTGAGTTTTTTGAGGAGTTATTATTACTTGCCAGAGAGTTGGACCCAACTAGACCCGAGACAGCTTTAGTAGTTTCAACAGAGATTCCAAAATTAGCAATGGGAGTAGTTACAAAAAGGGTAAAAAGTGCCTCTTCAACTAGAGAAAGTAGGACTAAAAATATACAAGATACTATCTCTTCTACTCAGTTAACTGATTCTGTTAGGCGCTCCTTAAGAGCAAGAATGCCAAAGGGCCCAAGGCGAGGACCATCACTTTCTCCAAATATTCTCACAAATAGAACAGGCCGATTTATTAATAGTGTTTATACTCAAGTTAGGGGTGACTTAATTCAATATTTCTATAATCCTATCTACCAAGTTCACGAGGACACGGCGAGAAATCCCAGTAGAACAGTAGAAGAAAGTATTAGAAATATAACACAACAAAGAGTCGGAAGACAGTTTAACCTTGTAAAAGGGCTATAAATACACTAAAACTACTTATTGAAAATTTATACATTGCAGACACAGAATGGGTTTGCTATACTCTATATAGACTAAGGAAAAAGAATGGCAAATAGTCGTCGAAGAGACATTGTAAACTTCCTTGTCACTGAATTGAAAAAAATTAACGGATCGACTTCTACATTCGATGCTTCTTACACTTACAACTTTGATTTAGCTAATAATGTTTTTAGACAGCTAAAGTTTATTGATGAGGTTAATGATTTTCCTGCTATATACTTAGCAGCAGGAGTAGAAAATAGAGACTATCAATCTCAAGGTTTAACATTAGCCCTTCTAACTATTGTAATACGTTGCTATATTAAGCAAGAAGAAGCACAGGAAGGACTTGAAAACCTAATTGATGACGTTGAGCATGTTATTTATGGAATTACTACTCAGTCGGACAAAGGATTATTACAACTAAGTATCTCAAATATATCAACAGACGAAGGGCTGATCGAACCATATGGTATCGGAGAAGTCTTTGTAAATGTTGAGTATGAATTAGAAAATTAAAGGAGCTTTAAGAATGGCATCGCTTAACTTACAAAGAAATACAAAAGTTTTCTACTCTACCGTTGATATTAATGGTGGAGCAGCAATTACTGCACTTGTGCCAGCCAACACATGGCAAGTAGAAGTGCTAGCGGGATATGCCTTTAGCCAAGCAGCCGCGACTCAGGATATTACATCTCTTGAAAGTGGTCTAAGCCCAGATCGTGCACAACAGCGGTTCAATACAGCTATTAACCCAGTTGACTGGAACTTCCAGGCTTATTTAAAACCCACACGCGCTACAAGTATTTTAGGCACTACAACCGCAAACCTATCACAAAACGGAAACGCTCAACCAGTTGCAGACTGGTTCTTATGGCAGTCTCTTATGAGTAATACTGCTCCAGCAAGCGGAACCACTGGCCAAAGTGTATGGCAAGGTACTGCTGCCACTGGTGTTGCTATGCTTGAGAATAGAGAAAGAGGCGAATCTGCTAACGTGTTCCCATCAAAGGCTAACTTTGCTACTGCTACAGAGTCTCACCTCTATATGAAAGTTGATAACGTTATTTATCAGCTAGCAAACGCAACAGTTAACCAGGCTTCTATTGACGCTGCTATTGATGGAATTGCCACTACAACTTGGACAGGTTTTGCGACCAACCTTGTTGAACTAACAGGCAGTCCTCGTGACATTGCAGTTTCTGTATTTGGTGGAGTTCTTAATGATGGAACTGAAATCGCAGCTAACTCCAACACTCTAGAGCTAACTAAGGTTGCTGCTTATCAGCCTTGGAACTCTTACAACGTTGCTGGTTCTCTTACAACAGCTGAGTTCATTCAGAACCGTTTATCAACAATCGAAATTACTGATACATCCAGTGGTGATGTAGCAGAACATACATTCCCTGTTACAGGACTTACTTTTGATGTTAACAATAACATTACATACTTAACACCAGAAGAACTTGCTAACCTTAACCAGCCAATCGCTCAGTTTACAGGTGTGCAAACAATCTCAGGGTCAATTAGTGCTTATCTACGTAGCGGAACAACAACCAGTGATAACTCTGCAGCCTTCCTAAGAAATATCACTTCTAATAGTGCAACATCTATTGCTCAAGGAACACAGGCCAACCTCAAGATTGGTGGCACAACTGCTCCTTTCTTTGCAATCGATATGCAGGCAGTTCAGTTCAGCTTCCCAACTCATACAATTGATGACGTTGTCGGAATCTCAGCTGAGTTCCTTGCACAGGAAACAACTGCTCAGAAGGGTCAAGGCGCAAACGTCACCTTCGTTGTTCAAGCAGCGTAACTTAGATTTTTAATGAGGGGAAAAATCAAGTTTCATGTGGGTGTTCATCGTGTTAACAAGTGTACAGCTTTATCCCCTCGGCTGTTCATGAGTTGAAAATCGATGGACACCCTTTTTATTAGAGAGGAGAGAGGGAAAAATGAGTAAAATTTCATCCCTAATGGCAACTGAAACAGTTGTCGATGTAGAATTTCCAGATATTGAAGGCTTTGTTATTAGCCTTGTTTATCTAACTAGAGAAGATTTGTTGAAGATTCGTAATGCGAGTTTGAGTTTCAAATTTAATAAGCGTACTCGTCAGCGCGAAGAAGAGATTGATAATGATAAGTTCTTAGCAGCTTATACAGAACGTGCAATCAGAGATTGGAGAGGCTTAAAAGTAAAGCATCTACCACATCTCCTTCCTGTAGACATTAGTTCAATGGATGGAGAAGATAATATTGATTATTCTCTTGAAGAAGCTATTGATTTAGTTCGCAATTCAACAGTTTTTGATCAGTTTATTACAGATACTATGAATGAGTTTGAACAGTTTTCTATTACGAAGAAGGAGACTGACTTAAAAAACTTGAAAGGTTCCTCAAGCACCAATTCCAAGCCGGAGGAATGACACAAGAGCAGTATTTGCTAATGTGTGAGCAAATGGGGTGGGAACCTAACCCAGATGAAATACCAATGGAGTTAGGTGACCTTTCTTATGAAGCTCAGATAGCTGTAATGTTGTTCCAAGTTTTACCTGATAGAATAGAAGGTATGAACGGAGTTTGGTTAGGAAAAGATTTTTCTGGTCTTGGGGATATAATGATGTTATATGGAATCGAAGGTAATCGAGAAGCTTTTGATTTGTTACAATTTATTATTGTAGAGGCTGGTAAACATTATGAAAACCAGCGTAAACTTCAACAAACAAGGAAACATTAATGGCAAAAATCCAGAACATAGTTGAGACTCGTTTTACTACTACAGGGGCTCAAAAAACAGCTAAAGATACGGATAATGTTGGGCGTGCTCAAACTCGTATGGGACAAGCTAGTGCCTCTTCGGGCAGAGCTTTTGCTGCTCAAGCATCCGGCTTGGGCGGTCTTGTTGCTGCTTATGCAGGTGCCGCTGCTACTATCTTTGCCGTAACTGCTGCATTTCAAGCCCTTAGTAGGGCAGCTCAAGCAGAGCAAACTATTCAAGGTACTAGGACTCTTGCCCTAGAAGTTGGTGCTTCTGGAAACCAAATTTTAAAATCTATTCAAGATATTACTAAAGGTCAATTATCTCTCGCAGAGGCTTCTCAAAATCTTAACATTGGATTATCCGCAGGATTTAACACAGAACAAATAGAAAGGCTAAGTTTAGTATCTCTTAAAGCGTCAAGGGCTTTAGGTAGAAACTTAACAGATGCTTTGCAACGACTATTACGTGGTACTGCTAAACTAGAACCAGAACTTTTAGACGAACTTGGTATTTTTACTAGAATTGAGCCTGCGGTGCAAAGATATGCAGCAGAGCTAGGTAAAGCAGCTACCTCCTTGACAAATTTTGAAAGAAGACAAGCTTTTGTTAACGCCGCGATTGAAGAAGGTGAACGAAAGTTTGGTATTATTAGCGTTTCAGGCACCACCTCTCAAGAATCTTTTGAAAAACTTTCCGCATCTATCCAAGACTTAGCACAACAAGTTGGTTCTCTTGCTGCAGATTTCTTATCTCCTTTAGCAGACTTTTTCTCTGGCAGTTTAGGAACCGCTTTATTGGCTTTTGGTATTTTAGCAAGGTTAGTATTCGCAAAAACTGGAGAAATTATTGGCGGCTTTGTAAAAACAAATGTGGCTAGGTTGGAACGTTTTGCAGACGCAGGAAAAGTAGCGGTAGGGAGTATAGCTAAAGTTACTGAAGCTAATGAAAGAGCAATGAGTTCGGCGGCAGGATTTAGTGGTAGATTTGCAACAGGATCGGCTGGATTAAACGTCTCTGCAGGGCAGGCTATAGATAGAGCGGCAGCTGGGGGCGTAGGCAGAACTCAACAATTACAAGACATAAAAACTCTTAACCAAGCTAAAGAAGCAGAAAAACAATATAGAAGAGAGGTTTACAACGGAACTCGAGCAGTTAAAGATAAAGAAGCTGCTATTGCTCGGTCTATAGCCAGAACAAAAGTTGCTACAGCAGTCACAAGTGCTTATGGGGTATCCACAAGGGGCGCAGGTGCAGCAAACTTGTTTTTAGCAAAGACGGCAGTCGTTGCTAGAGGAGCTTTAACAGGATTAGGAGTTGTGCTGGGAGGGATTATGTCTTTCTTAAATGGCCTGTTCTTAGTTATTGCTGCTGTCCAGTTAGTTGGAACTCTTTTTGATAGAGATATTTTAGGAGGCATAGTTAAGTTCTTTAAAGAATTAGGAAAAGAATCTAGAGATTTGGAAAAAGGATTGGCAGGCGTTGTAGATGCGGCTCAGCTGGGAGATTTACAAATGCTTGAAACTTTAAAGAAAAATTTCAAGGCAAAAGAATTGGAAAAAATTGGAGAAGACGCTAGAGAGGCTATTCAAAAAGGAATGTCTTTTGCTGAAAGTGAAAGACTCCAGGATATGGGGGGTCCAAGAGCGGTGCAACAATTCGAGGGTAGTGGTCGATCAGTTTCAGCTACTAGCGCGGATGCAAAAAGACGAGCAACCGAATTTTTGGAGCAGACTGAAGCAGGACGAAAACTAAGAGAAGAAGTAGAAAGACTGAACGGCGTGTTGACGATACAAACAAAACAAGGAAGCAGAACCGCCGAGATTATGGTAGAATACGGTCAAGGATTAGATTTTGTAAAAGCGGAAACTCGTGGCTTGAGAATAGTGCAACAAGAATTAGCCAATGCAGAAAAAGAGTTACAAGAAGCCAGAGCAGAAAATAATGCATCGTTAGTTAAAGAAAAACTTGCAGAAGTTCAATCTTATAAACTAGCGGAAAAAGCTTATAAAGATGGGACAGTGGTCTTTGGACAACTTATAGCCGAATTTAATGAACTTACTGGAGTTCAATTACCTCATTTAGCAAAAGCATTTACAGGTTTGAATTCAGGGTTTGAAGTTACTGCTGATGGCGCTTTATACTTTGCAAATCAGATAGGTGAGTTAGGCGATATATCAGGTGAAGCACTTGCAACTATGGTAGATGGTAGGCTTAAACTGACTGCTATGGGACGAACTTTTGTAGGAGCAGTCGGACAAATAGTACAATTTAATGACTTGGCTACGAGAACTCAAGAATCTTTTAGGGTAGGAGCAATTGGCGGAGAAAAAATGAGCCAAAGCGTTGGCGGATTAGATAATATTATTAAGCAGTTAAACGAGGAAATGGGCAAATTGAGCGGCGCAGGAGAAGACGTTACGGCTCTTGAGAAGCGTATTAAGGAATTATCCGCCCAGCGAGACGAAATTAAAAAACTTAGTGAAGAGCTGAATAGACTAGAAGCTATTGGTAGAGTCCTTAATAAAACTTTTAGTGCAGAGCTTAAAGCGTTTAGTGAGGCTGCATCAAGGGGACAAGTATCTCTCGTAGGTGATGGATTGGAGCGTCAAATAAAATTTGCTGATACTCAAACAGAAATAAATAAAAATAAAAGAGAATTCTTAAGTAATCAACTCGAAGAGCTTGCAAAGGCTACAGATTTGCAAAAGATGCTGAAAGATCATGGCGGTTTAGACGGTCTTCGATTAGTGCAAAAAAAGGGAATAGTAGACCTCACCGCTAACGAAGAAACTCTTTTGCAAAATGCTGATACAACCACTAGGGCTATTATCGGAGGAACTGCCAAATTAAATATGGAATTATTTAAAGTCAACAAGCAAATTGAAAAGATGGAAGTAGGCTTAAAACAGGCAGCAGAAAATCTAACTCTAAAAGGCAAATTAGGACAAGCACAGCAACAATTACAAAAAATTACCGCAGATGCCGCTAGAAACGCAGCTCTAAATAGCCAATTAAAAAATATTGCAGATGAAATTATAAAATCAAAACAACTTGAGATAGCTGCTAATAAACAAAATTTAGAATTAGAAAAACAAAGAGCAGATATCGCGGAAAAGAAGAGGCAATCAGACCTTGCTAGTGCTACAGCACAAAATAATTTACTTATTGCGCAGGCACAAGGTAGAGGAGGTGCTGCGATAGGAACAGCTCAAAATCAATTAGCTGATATGCAACGTTTTGAAAATTTGAATACTGCTCAAGAGATTAGAGACAAACAAAGAGAGATTATTGCGTTAGAAAGAAGTAGCGCTTTAGAAATTTTAAAACTTAGACAAGATCAAGCAAATCTAGAACTTCAAGCACAAAGAGAGGCTGCTCAAGCAGCTAATAGTGCAGCAATAGAAAAACAAGCAAGCTTGTTAAATGAGCAAATTCTATTATCTCAAGAAAAAAATATGCGAGAACAAATGTTGTTGGCAGAACAACAAATAGCTAGAGATAATATTCAAGTAGAAATTGAGAAAAATAAAGCTCAAGAAAAGGTTACCACTATTCAATCTGGTATTGCGGCACAGGCTGCTATGAATAGAGCAGAAAGTTTAAAACTTCAAGCAACACAACTAAAAACTCAAGCAGATTTAATAAAAGACCAAGCTGAGATGTTTAAACAAGCTATTGATGGGCTTGCGGAAGTATTTAATGTGTTTGCCGCTGCAGTTGAAGCAGAGACAGGACAGAAGGTTGACAGAGCTACTGTAACGAACACTTTTGAGGATATTATACAACGAGCCGGCGCCACATCCACTCGAGCAGAGGGTCTGACTACTTCTATTGACGCCAACCGAGACTTAGAGTTAAAAAATATAAATGCTAAATTTAATGCAGACGAAAAAATTAGAAAAGCAGATTTGGCGGGACTTCAAACAAGAAAAGCTAATTTACTAATTTTACAAGACTTACAGAGAAAGAATTTTGCAGAAGAAAGAAAACAAGCTGAAGCAAAACTTCAATCAGCTATTGACACAGCTTTTGCGGATGGAAAAATTACCGCCGCTGAGATAAAAAACATAGAAACTTTACAAAAAGTTTCTGATCAAAAATTCCAAAACGAAAGAGACGCAATTAATCGAACAGCAAACACCAGATTAGACGCGTTAGCTAGAGAAGAAGACTCTATTCGTAAAGTTTTAGATGCCATTAGTGAAAAAATACAAAACCGTCTAGGAGGTGCTGTCGAAGACTTCTTCGGAGCTATCCGAGAAGGCACTCTTACTATGGAAAACTTCAAGCAAGGCGTTAAAGATTTGTTTGTTGGAATTTTAGAAGATGTAACTACTAGTATTACGGATGAGTTTGTCATTAATCCTATCAAAGAATTTGTTAAAGAAGGAATTGGTAATTTAGCAAGCATGTTTGGTGGTGGAGCTAGCCCACAAAGCCAAGTGGTAAGCCTTCTTCAACAACAGTTAGGCACTCAACAAACTGCTGCACAAACAGCTCAATCAAGTTTTAATGCTTTAGAAAAAACTTTTGCGGATCAAATGAGCATCTTTGAAGGTCTAGGACTAGAAGTTCAACGAGTTCAAGTTGTAGGAGGCGTTGGAGGAATCGGTTCTCCTGTGCTTGTAACTGAGGTTGCTGGAGGTGAATCTAGTGTTTTAGGACAAGCAACTGAAGGCCTAAGAGAAGGACAATTTACTAAAAATCTTGTAAAAGAAAAGAAGGCAGAAGCAGCGCAAGCTAGCAAAGGTGCCAAAGTCGTACAACAGACTAGTAAGGCGCAGGGCACCCTCGCACAATCTACAGCCGATGTTACAAACAAAACTGACGGGTTAGGATTCAGTTTTGAAAGCCTTGCTGATTTTGCTGGAATGGCTGGAGCAGGTTTAGGGGCTTTAGCTGGTGGACTAATTGGTGGTCCTGCAGGAAGTGCCATTGGCGGTATTGTTGGAGCGCTAGCGGGTTCTCTTATTAAATCAATTGATTTTAGTTCTTTATTCTCATTCGCTTCAGGAGGCGGTGTAAGACAGATGGCAAGCGGTGGGATGTTGAGAGACAGAGTTCCTGCTCTATTAGAGCCTGGCGAATTTGTCATTCGCAAACCAATGGCTAAGGCAATCGGAGGTCCTGCTTTAAATGCAATGAATGCACACGGTCAGATGCCTAATACAAACAACGTTGTGGTTAACATGAATAACCAAGGAACTCCACAAGAAAATGTTGAGCAGCCCAACATTTCTGTTACACCAGAAGGGCTTATCGTTGATATTATTACAAGAGACTTACGAAACAATGGACCAATTCGTAGAGGAATTAGGGGGACTATCTAATGGCAACGTATCCATCAGATGCGACTATAACTACTGCATCTTTTTCTACCATCACTACTGATATCTATTCAATTACAGGCAGTACTACTAACTTTAATATTTCTACTGCGGCTACCCATCCAGGAGAAGTAATTGCTACTGCGGATGGTATTATCCAAGATACAGCAACCTATTCAATTACTAATTCAGGTGCGACTGTGTCGTTTGCAACAGCCCTTGACGTAAGTACTTTAGAACTACGTGTTATCAATCTTCCCTCCAGATTCAGAACCGTAAGAAACTATCCTACCACTAGAAGCGTGTTCTATAGTAACACAGGTGCAACAGCCGTATCGGGCAATAGTTATGTAATTAATGGAGAGACTCAAAACTTCCCTCTCCCTGACATGATTGCTACTTCTGAAGGTAAAGAAAGCTTATTAGTTACCGTATCAGGTGTTACTCAGAACTCCGCAGATTTTGATTATCCTGCTACTAATACTGCTCCAGAAACTACTACAGGATCAATTTCTAGAAATTTAGGTACATCAGGTATTACAATTGGACAAGCTAATGATACAGTACTTCTTTTAAATTTTGAAACTAATTTCACAGATGAAAGTCCTAAAGTTAGAGGAGCTGGAACTGTAGTTGGAGATGTTAATTTAAACTCTACAAAAAAGTATGGAAATTCTTCTGCTCAGTTTGATGGTACAGGTGACTATCTTGCTTTTGCAGATTCTGCAGATTTTAGATATACAAGTGATTTCACTATAGAAGCTTTTGTTAATTTTGATGCCACAGGGTCTGCTAATACTGTTTTTAGTCACACCACTGATTCAAGTAATTTTGTTAAACTTAGTAGGTTAGCTAACGATACAATTCAATTTAGAATTGCTGAGAGCGGAACAGATGCTATTGATTTACAAGGCGGTTCTATTTCTGATTCAACTTGGTATCATGTTGCCGTATCCTATGAAAGTGAAGTTGAGCTAATTAAGTTATTTGTAGATGGAACAAAAGTAGCTGAAGACAATACTGCTCCTATTACTATTGCTCCTACAGGCAATGTAGAAATTGGTAGAATTGGTTTTGGAACTCTTGAATCTTTAGATGGTTATGTAGATTCCTTTAGATTTGTAAATAATACTACCGTTTATAAAGCTAACTTTGCTACACCTCGTACAAATTTAACTAAAATTCATTCACCGTTAACCTCTGCGGATTCTTTAGTTATTCGACATTTTGATGCTTCTCCTGGAAATACTTTTGACAGGTTTAATTCTATGGCAGATAGAAAACCTGATAAAGGATACACCACTGAAACAGAATTTGATATGATTGCTTTTGAATCACAAGCGGGCTATGAAAAACGCCGTCTAAGAAGTCGTAGATCAAAGCGCAACTTCAGTATAAACTATACAAACATTAGTGGAGTAGAAAAGTCAGCAATTGAAACATTTTATCGCGCTAGAAGCGGTAACTTTGAGTCGTTTACTTTTGATTTGACCCACATAAATGAAAATGGTACAATACAAACAAGATTTGATGGACCATTAAGAATTTCTCATGTCTTATCGACTGGAACAAGTTTAGAAAACAACTTTTATACAGTCTCTTTCAATTTAAAAGAGGTATATGATTAATGTCAACTAGGACGTATGACTTTATTTTAACAGTAGACAAACCGGAAGCCGTTTTGCCTGGTGATACTATTTTAGGTAACACTACAGGGTCTTCTGCCTACGTTATAGACGTAGATACTGGAACCAGTAACGTAAAAGTAAAAGTTGCCAATGTTAATCATGAGTTTGTTGTTAATGAAAACGCTCGTGCAATAACCAATATCGTAACCACAGACGGATTTAGTGTGAGTTATAATAATACCTCTCCGGTAACTGTTAACGGTAATTCTTTTCAAATAGGTGGATCGACTAATACTTTTTCTTTACCTGCAGCAGCACTAAGTTTAGCTAATGTAACCGCTGATAGTTTTTCAGTTTTTGTACAAGGAAGACGACTAGACAAAAGTATGCTTACTTTTCCTAGCAGTACGCTTGGAAACACTGGATTTGATATTAAACCAATTCCTGAAATTATTACGTCAGAAAACAACCTCAATTTAACGAAAACAGGTCTGAGAAGATTTTTCAGAAATACAGAGGGTTTCTTTCTTAAAATCTTCGGTGTTATTGTTATTAACCAGGCTCCTGATGTCACAGATACCTTTAATTATATTGTAGACTTTGATAACTGGATTACAGATAAGGTTGATACTATTGATGTTAGAGTTGATACTGGTAACACTGAGTCTATTCCTTTTACAGTTCCTTCTTTTAGTGAACAAATTGACGGAACTACTTTTCAAATTACTAGTATAGCTAATTCAAATTTCATTAGAGAAAAAAATTCTTTTGTTCAAAATCCTTTAGTAAGACTATATACCATTTATTACCCAGGAGAGTGGTATCCAGATAATGACGCGGGGAATCCTACTAACGCAGGTGAAGGACGTGCTTGGCCTGATGGATTTCCCTTTAGATTTGCAGAAGTTAGGGGTGATATAAATACAGACGTTACTTACAATGTTTCTTATCAAGGACAAAGTTTTACTCCTCTACCTATAAACAGCGGAGGCATTAGCACAGACTCTACAGGAACAATCAATGATGTTACTGTTTCTATTTCTAACTTTGATAATTTAATTACCCAACTCTGTGAAGACCCTGATTTATTAGGAAATAATACTGCAAACGCCGTTTATGCAACAGTTAATGGAGAGGTTGTAACTGGAATTGATCCAAGAACTGTACAAACAGGAGCTGACTATGTTGAACAAGAACATAGAGATGCCCTGAGTAGGGCTAGAAGTAATGGACTAACCTTTGATCAAACAGTTGTTGATAGTTATGGGCGGGTAAATGCTTCATTTACTATTACTACCACAGAAGAGGTCAATGGGACATGGAAACGAGAAAAAGCAGATTCCAGAGATTTATTAGGTGGCGTAGTAGAGATTAAATCTACTTTTGCTAACTTCTTAGACTTTTGGCCTGAGTACGCAAAGGTAGTAACTTCTCAAAATAATGTTATTGAGGTTAGTACTGCCACTCCTTATAGAGTTGGAGACAATGTAAGAACTTTTGATAATGCATTTTTAGCTACTATTGAGGCTATTAGTGAAGAAAGATTTATTACTACAAATGCTGCCTTAGACGTATTTAGCGGGACTGCTCTTATTATTGATAATCCTGATGCAGATGAGGAAGCACATATTCTAGATACTTTTAAAATAGATGCGTTAGAAGGTCTGAATGAACAAGTAGCTACATTTTCTCTTACTAGTTGGTTACAGTACTTTAAGCTTACTGTTCCTAAGAGAAAATTTTATAAAAATACTTGTCAGTGGCAATACAAAGGAGCAGAATGCCAATATCCTGGACCAGGAGGATTATCTATTCCCGGAACACAAAACACAAGTAATACTAACCCTATTGCTGCTAATAACCAAATTGCAGGAAGTGCAGATGGAGATGAATGTGGTAAGAGTTTTGAATCCTGCCAAATTAGAAACAATACTATTCATTTTGGGGCTTTTCCTGGAACAGGTAGAACATTACCTAGATAATGAGAACAGACTATACAAAATACTTAGGTATAAAACATGATTATGTAAATAACAACTGTGCTACACTAATAAATCAAATATTTATGGGCGAATTAGGTAGTAACGTGATTAACAAAATATGGTCTGTTATTGATATGCCGGGCGGTAGTAATACCATTGGTAAGAATTTTTTTAAGATGTTAACTTTTAAACAATTAACTGACTGGGCAGATTCGTTTGCAAGAAGAGTTAATTTGACAGAGCTACAAGAATATGATGTAATATTATTTAAGACTAAAGCGGGACGACCTATTCATTTTGGTTTATATATTGAGAGAAATAAATTTATACATTTAATGGAAGATGAACACTCTAGAATTGAAGAACTAAACGATGAGTGGAGAGGTAAAATATATACAATATATAGGTTTAAATGTGCAGAAGATATAAATGTGGTATAATAAATATGTAGGGTTTCCTTATTTACATTTAGGACAAGATGTTGAGAAAGGAATTGATTGTTTTAATTTAATACGTCATGTGTACAAGGAAGAAAAACAAACAACTATTCCTTATACCACTCAAGATTTTTGTAACATTGTCGATGAAAATTGGTATACAAAAGTACACGAACATCCATTTGAAGAATTTAGAAATGACAAATGGGGATGGACTGAAATAAAAGTAACAGAGCTTAAGCCGTTTGATGTTGTAATAATGAGTTTAGGTTCAACAAATTGTGTAAATCATTGTGCGTTATATGTAGCTAAAAATAAAATTTTACAAACAATGATTGATCATACATCTTGGATTGCCCCTTATGGTAATTACTACATTCAATATACTATGGGAGCTTTTAGGTGGAGGGGGATAAATAATGGGTATTTTTCAACAACTAGTAACTGATATGGGAAAGCACGCTCAGGCTGAGTATCCCAAAGAATGCTGTGGACTAATTACAAAAGCATTCAAATACGTTCCTTGTAAAAATATCAGTCCTTTCCCAAAAGATAGCTTTATTGTTGACCCCGAGACTCTTTTAGAGTATGAGGAAAATTGTTGGGGCATATTTCATTCTCATCCAGGAGATGAAAACCCTATTCCTAGTGAAGAAGATAAAAGAGGGGCTGTTTTTGAAGAATTTAATTTTGTAGTCGGATTTAATACTAAATTCTATATCTATTGGTTAGATAAAGCAATTGACGCAATTAGATTTGACGAATTTAAGGATAAGCATTTAAGTTGAAAATAAAAATTAACTTTCATTCATCTTTAAGAAAGTATACAAAAGTAGACAGCCATACTGTAGTTTGTAAAGATTTTACAGACATAGTATCAGCTCTAACTTTTTTATTTCCTGATTTAGGTCGTTATATTAATCATATTAAAAATGAAAAAGTAACCGAAAATTTACTTTTGCTAGATATGAATAAAAAATTAATAGATAAAAGAATTATTGAATTTAATAGACTTAGAGATGAGCATAAAGAAGTTTATTTAGTTCCTATGTTAGCGGGAGGTAAAGGTAAAGGTGGATTTTTTCTAGCTGCGGCTTTTGCTGTTGCTTTAATTGCTTTACCTGCTATCGCTCCTAGTTTAGCAGGAACTAGTTTGTTTGGATCCGCTACTATCGGTTCTATCGCAAGAAGTATTGGAATGAACTTGTTATTAAGTGGTATACAAGGATTGTTTACACAAAAACCTCCTAAGCCTCCAGAAAGACAAACTCCTGACGCACAAGAAAGAATTGATAATAACATTTTTGAGGGACTAAAAAATACTTCGAGTAGTGATAATAATATTCCTTTAACTTATGGAAGAACTAGAGTCGCAGGGCAAGTTATCAGCGGATATATTATAACTAGAAATCATGGTAAAAATGACGATGTTAGGGTTTCTGAGGCTTTTTAGATGATCACACTAAATATTCATAAGTCTTTAAGAAAATATTTTAAGAATCAAAGCTCAGTAAAAGTTAATTGCCATGACTATTTTGATCTAATTTCGTATATGGTTTCTAACTATCCTGAGTTTTCTAAACTAGTAAAAAATCTTAAGAATGGTAAATTTGACGAAGAGTTGTTTCTGCTAAATAATAAAAAAAAGTTAATTAATAATGAAGATATTTATGTTAATAAAAAATTATCTCAAAATACTTTTTATTTGGTTCCTTCTCTTAGCGGAGGAAAAAGTGGATTTGCAACGATTGCAATTGGTATTGGAATCGTAGCTCTTGCTATCTTTGCTGCCCCTGCTGTGGTAGGAGCTGTGGGACCTACACTGGGAATGGCGACACCAGCTATTGCTGGAATTACTTATGGACAAATTGCAGCTTTTGGTGTATCTGTAGCATTATCAGGGATTATGGCTGCAATGGCTAAAGCACCCCGCGCCCCTGAAAGAAGGCAGTTTACTGATGCAGGCTCAAGAACAGACAATAATGCTTTTGACGGACTTAGAAACAATATCACCTCAAATGTTCCTGTTGGGCTAAACTATGGGTTAAATAGGGTTGCTGGACAAATGATCAGTGGCTATATTTTAAGTAGAAATCATGGTAAAAATGACGTTGTAAACGTCTCAGAGAGTTTTTAATAATGAACGCATATAGAAAATATGTACAAGTCCAAGGTTCCGCTGTTCCATACATCTCTGGAGCAAAGGGTGGTTGTTTTCCCGCAGGAGCATTAGTATCTACCCCTAAAGGGGCAACTCCCATTGAAACGCTAAAAATTGGCGACAAAGTTTACTGTTTTGATGAGGCAGGCAATAAGTGGACTTCGTTTGTTGAAAAAACTTGGGAGCATATTCCAGAAGAGACTGAAGGCTATCTAGTAAAAGTAGTTTACGAAAAAGGTGAGTTTACTGTTACTGATAACCACTATCTATATGATAAAGATAACGAATATAAAGAGACTAAAGATTGGCAAATTGGAGAGTTTCTTACTTTAGAAGATAATAGTAAAAGTAAGATTTTATCACTTACAAATAACAAGTATTTACAAGAACCTGTTTATAATTTAACAGTAAACACACATCATAACTATATTTGTGATGGCATTAGGTTATCTAATAAAGGCGGTGGAGGAAAAGGTGGAGGTGCAGCCCCTGCTGCAGTAGAAGATCCAAATACTCTTTTTTCTACTGATATTCTATTTGCTGCTACCGCTTTAGGAGAAGGTCCTGTTTACAGAATTAATCCTAATGGTCCTCAAGATATTGAACTTAACGAAGGTACTATTGACGACTTAATCAACATAGATGGGGATGGAGAAGAAAATAATACAGTATTTAAAACATTAAGCACTACGGGAACTATTACTCAATCTGCACTTCCTGTATTTGGTGCAGAAACTGTCACTCCTCAAACTTTGCAAAACGCTGTTCAGCTCAAAAACGGTAATGTTTCAGGAGTTCCTGCAGCAAAGGTTAGCCTACAAGATACCAGCGTAAAAGACTGGGATAAACTTCGTTTTAACTTTATTATTCAAGGACTACAAAAATCAGATTCTCAAGGTAACGTATCGGGCAATTCTTTAAGTGTTAGAGTTACTATTTTTGATAGAACTGGGTCAACACAGATTACTAGTATCTCAAAAACTATTAACGGAAAAACTAATACACGATTCAAATTTCAAGTAGATGTTGCAATTCCTGAAGCTAACAAAGATGTTGCTGGATATAAATTCACAGTAGAAAAAACATCTGGAGATAGTGATTCTAACAGAATACAAGATTCTGTAATATTTACAGGGTGGGATGAAATTGAAAATGATGATATGGCGTATCCAAGAACAGCAGTAATTGGTTATGCTTTAAAATCTTTTAATGAGTATGAAGGTTCTGTCCCAACTTTTACTAGCATTGTAAAAGGTCTTCTAGTTAAAGTTCCTAGTAACTATAACCAACCTATTTTATCTGATGGAGAAATTGATTGGAGACAACTAGAGGTTCCTGAAACAGGTTCTCTTAGTATTGACGGACAATCAACTAACATTGGGTATACTCAACGAGGGTATAGACTACAGAAACAAGGATCAGGAACTCTATTAACTGCTGCTAATCCTACTATCTATGAAGGTATTTGGGACGGTAGCTTTACTTATTCATGGACTCAAAACCCTGTTTGGATCATTTATGACATTCTAACCAATAAAACTTATGGGCTAGCTATCCCAGAAGATAATATTGATAAGTTTACTTTTTATAAAGTAGCTCAATATTGTGACGCTTGCGACATTACCGATGGAAAGTTTTATGGCGTTTCTGGGCTTGCAGACGGCACCTATAGAAATAAACCTAACGGACTATTTACTTCTGTTAGAGATACCTTAGTAGGGCTACCTAGAGGTACTAGTGTATTAGAAAGAAGATTTATTACTGATATCTCAATCACAGAAGATACGCAGGTGATGGATACTTTAAATAAGATTACTTCTACTTTTAGAGGTCTTCTTTACTACGCAGGCGGCAAGATAACTCTTAACGTAGATATGCCAGATGACCTTCCTGTTGCAGTCTTTAATGATGCAAACATTGAAAAGTCTTCTTTGAAGTTTTTTGGAGGAAGAGAAAGTGACATTCTTACTGGGTGTGACGTTAGTTATGTTGATCCAAGTAACCATTATAGAAGAGAAGTTGTTCGTATTGACGATGACGAAGCATTAAGAGAAAGAAATCAAATTGAAAATATAAAACAACTTGATTTAGCAGGAGTTACTAGACGTGGTCAAGCGATTAGATATGGACAGTATATGCTTGCTGCTTCTAAGTTCTTACGCAGACAAGTAGAATTTACAACAGGAACTGACGCGATAAGTTTAGGTGTTGGTGAAGTTATTTCATTGTCAACTAAATCAACAGGAGTAGCCTACGGTTTTGGAGGTAAAGTAGTTACCAATTCTACTGTTGGTGATGCAAATGTTTTACTAGAACATTTTACCTCTCCATCTATAACCTCTAGTAATATTACAGGTAATACTTTACCTATTGGACTACGAGTCATTAAGCAAGATTCAGATAGAGTTGATATTTATCTAGCTAGTAATACTGCTTTTCAAACTTTATCTACAGGTAACGCAGCTGCGGGTGTAGATTTAGTAGAACTACAACTGACTCAAAGATTTGATTATGGGACAAAAACCTTTACTGATACGAACTCTCCTGGATTTACTGGCTGGTTGGCCAATAACGTGCCTCAAAAAGGAGATTTATGGACTTTTGGAGAAATTAATCCAGATGACTTTTATAGAAGTACAAATGATAAACTATTTAAAATTACTTCTATAGATAGACAAGAAGAGGAATTAGTTTTAGTTTCTGCCGTAGAGTACGTTCCTAATGTTTATGTAGATGCAGATACTCTTATTTCTTATGTTCCTGTTAGATATGATGATATTGCTTCTACTTTACAAACACCTCCACCCCCTCAAATAGATTTACGTCATATTCCTAGACGTAACTCGGATGGGTCTGTTACTCATGATATATTAGTTAACTCTACTTTTGATCCAACTGGTTATCCAATTTATTTACAAACTAACTATGAAGTTGGTAGAGGTACAGAGGTAACTTTTCCTTCTATTAGTGGCACAACTGCAAGAGGAGCTAATAACGGTAGCATAGGGATGATTGCTGCGGATGCTAATCAGTTATCTGCTAATGAGCCTGGAATTTTATTAGGTAAAAATGGTTTTGGAACAATTCTGGGTGAGATACCTTTATTATGCACTGCGGTTAGTAACCCTAATATTAGTGCTACCTCTAATGGAGATATTGTACTTACAGTTGTTGGATTAAGTCAGCTAACTGATCCAAACTTTGATTTAAACATTATTAATGTAAATGATGGTGTTTTTTCTGCAGAATTAAAAGGTAGTGATAGAGTCACAATTCCTATTAATGAAAAAAGCAATGTAGGTACGGGTATTCTAAGTAACCAGGTTGATAAAAATAGCTCTTTAACTGAGTTTAGTGCCGTATTAACTTCAAGCGATGTTAATGCTGAAACATTGACTATTACTAATGATCACTCTGGAGCTAAAACACTATTAGAAAATTTACCAGATCTTCCTTTTTACGTAAAATTAAATCAAATTTTAGATACAAGATATTTCGATGCTAGAGCAGTTTATGTTTCTGGGTCTGGCTTCTTAGATGTTATAAGTAACACTATTCCTGATGGATCTACTTCTTTTACTCAACCTCTAAATGAGACTGTAAGATTTAAAAATCAAGTTAAACTATTTTTAGATGGCATTGAGCAAGTACAATCAGAATTTGAATTTACAGATTCAACAAATTCTTCTATTCTTATTTCAGATGTAACAGGTTACTCTACTGTAAGAGTAGAAACTGATTATTATACCGTTCCTGCTATCGAAGTTGGAGATAATTTAGAGTTTTTTGCTGGTAACGTATACTCTGTGGTAGATACTACTTACTCAGATGATAGTAATGCTTATTCTGCGGCATTGACCAGTAATCATATATATCGAGTACAATTAGGTTCAAAATTATTAGCAAACGTTAGTGGAACTCAGGCTATCAATATTACCGCAGACCCTATTGGAACTATTTCTAATGCGTCTGGAGCTTCCTTTACTTTTGATTATAATACAGCTACTTACCCAGGAAAATGGACATTAGCTAACACTGCTGTATATACTCTTATGAGTCCAATTGAATTTGCTGCACTTGATTTGCCTAATGATAGATTATTAAGAGATGTTGAACCAGGATTTGTTGCAGTTAGGGCGCAAAATATAAATGCTTCTGGTAGAAGAAGTAGAACTACTACTGATGTTTTAGTCATAGAAGAAGTAGGTATCCAACGTGTTCAAAATTTAGAGCTTATTGAAACTCTTTATCTGGAACAAACAGTTGGAGCAGTAATTAGAATAACAGTTGAGTTTGATCATATCGTAAATCAAGAAGTGACAGATTATGAAATTTCTTATAAATTAGGTGGTGAAGCTGCTGACTTACTATCATTTAATACTGTTAAAGTATCTGCACAAGGTGTAGAAGATGACGGTAAAATTAGATTTACCATTAATAATATTGATAGAGGTTTATCCAGCTCCGCTAATACTATAACTGTTAGAGTTACCCCTTTAAATAAAACAATCAGAGGAGTTACAGTAACTAAGACCCATAGTATTATCGGTAAGTCTGCTACTCCTCAAAATATTAGGAACTTTAGCTTTGCTCAGTTAGGTGAAAACATTCACCTTTTCTGGCAATATGAAACTAGAGCTAGTGGGGAATTAATAGATGTTGACTTAAGAGATATTATTATTAAACGTGTTCAAGGAACGTTAACTCCCGATCAATTTGAGACAGCTTTTGTTACTGCTGCTGAATATGTTATTGTTAGTGCTGGTTCAACAAGAAAAGTTAACTCTGTAGACACTTATGGTACTTTTACTTACTTAGCAAAAACTAGAGACACAAGTGGTAATTTATCTACTACTACTGTTGGCGTTATAGGAAATACTGTTAAACTGTCCAGTTTGTTCGTTCTACAGACCTACAGTGAGGATACCCCTACAGGAAATGTTGTTGTAGGTATTCCTAATACTAATAGGCTAGAAAATACTTATCCAAGTTTTGCAGATAGTGCAACAGGAGGTTTAGTAATTGCTCCAGATACTGAAGATGCGGATGCCTCTAATGGTACTTCTAGTGGTTGGTCTGCTGTTTCAGGTATTCCTTCAGATTTATTAGCTGCTAGTGGGGCCGTATACCAAACTAAAGTAAGAGATGTTGGAAAAACAACACCCGTTAGCTTAACGGCTAATATTGTTGGAACTGCTACTACTACAACTGCCTGGAATAGTTTTCATACAGATGTTGCTTCTGGGGTAACAGAGGTTAGTGGAACAGATTCTATTTTAATTGATACAGGGTTGGGAGGTTCTGAAGGAATTGGAACTGTTTTAGGGTTTGGTAACTCTGCGGCTGCTACTGTTACTTATGATACCACTAGTAGAAACAATACTTTAATTAGTGGAGGAACGGGAGGAAATGTATTTGCTATTTGGAATGATGGACAATTTGCAGAAGATACTTCTAATTCTAACTCTTATGCACTAATTGCTGGTGTGATAAATGCAGATGCAGTAGCTTTAGGCGAAGTTTTCTATGCAAATGGAGTATCTACTGGTGGAAATTCATTTGCTAACTTGACAACCGTTGCTAGTTCCTATAAACTAGTAGACCTAAATCAGTTTTTAGATTCCGGTTCTGCATCAACTACTTTTGCTGGAGACGGTAGTGCTCTAAGACAAACTATTCAAATTAGAACTTCTACAACTGATCCTTTCTTTGCTAATGGAAATGTTGATATAACTACTTTTAATAGTGGAGTTGATGACCCTACTTCAAACGGATTCCAAACGTTTAGTACAGGGCTTAGAAATGCTAGATATTTCCAGCTTAGATTTATTGTAGAAAATACTTCTCCACAGGAAATTGACTATACACTAGATAAATTTGAATATCAAGTTGATGCTGACTCAAAAGAATTTAGAAAAAGAGTCACAATTACTAGCGATGATGATGATGGCGGAAATACTTTTGTTGATTATAGTACTACAAACTTCTTTACTACCCCTACTATCGGTATGACAATTGTTAGCACTGCTAACGTTTTAGCCGCACCTGTTGCGTTAGTTATTGGGTCAACAGAAACAGGAGCAAATATTAATGTGTTCTTTACCTCAAACTCAGAGCCTGCAGTTGGCACTATTGTAGATTTTACTGCTATTGGAACTTAAGGAGATTAATTAGATGGCGTTAAGTACATCAAATACATTTATTTTAACTTCAGCTGGTACTGCGATTGCTACTTCCAGAAATCACTGGAATGGAAGCTTTCAAGCACTAGCTCAAAATTTTTACTCAGATGCTACCCCTGTTGCCGCTAATTTTGTGGACGATGGAGGAAGCGCAGTAGCATTTACAGATAGTAGAACTTACGGACTTTTATACTATAGTTCTAAATATAGAGCTTTGTATATAAATGAACCTACTGCCAATAAAAAGGGGGGTGAAGGTCCTGGCGGTAGCTTTACTCGTGTTGGGCTAGGAGTCAGGTATGAACCTACTATTGCACAGGCTACTACGAATATTGCGCAATATCAAGTTGGAGAGTTAGTGTTTGTTCATTCTGCTACAGCAGACTCAACAGGTGCAAACTCTAGAATTTATGTTAAAAAGTCAAATACAGCTCTTGAGTGGAAAGATGTAGGCGAGCCTCACCCAGCTTCTATAACTTCGGCAATGCTAGCATCTAGTGCAGTTACAGAGGGAAAAATTGCAACAGGTGCTGTAACTAGTGCAAAAATTTTAGATGCAACAATAACAAATGCAGATTTAGATGCGCACACTAAAGGAGGGTTAGTTCCTATAGGAACTATTTTACCTTATGGTGGATCAAGCGCTCCTACTAGTTATGTACTTTGTGATGGGACAAGTTATAATAGCGTTACCTCTACTGAGTATGCTAATTTATTTGCAGTAATTGGCACTAGTTTTGGAGGATCGGGGGCGGCAGCTTTCAACGTTCCTGACTTTAGAGACAGACTACCTTTAGGTAAGGGGTCAAATAACTCAAGCCTCGGAGCAACCGTACATGCTATGTCTGCTAGCTCTACTAAAACATCTGTTTCAACCTCAATTAGTTCTCACTCCGTAGGTACAGGAACTTTTGCTACTTCAGCTAAAGACTCCTCTACTTCTACAGCTATTACAGAAGTTCCCGATCACTCCGCTATTGCCCCTAATATGATATTCCCAACTGTTACAGTAAATTACATAATTAGATTTTAAGAAAGGAACATAAAATGGAAATTATTAAATTTAATGCTTTTGACATCAATGGAAAATTGGTGTATTGTAGTTATAGAAAAATCGAAACAGGTAAAAAATCTCCTGCAATTGAACGGAGTTTACCTTTCGATAAGTTTATTGAACAAGAACCAAAACTAGGAGAAATTTTAGAAGGTGCTTGTTATTATCTTTATTTAGAAGAAGACCCTCTTGAAAATAAAAAGGTTTATGAAAAAAAGTTTATGGACGAGACGCCAGACACTGACTTAACAGAAGAAGAAATTGATTATTTTAAGTCTCTCGTTTTACAGGCTTGCTTAGAAGAAAAATGGGATGATCTCCTTAAACCTCCTTCTGTTGACGAGCAGGTTGAAGACTTTATCAAAGAATTCTTTGACGAGCAAGAAGAGGAAGAAGGACAGTCTGTTGACTACTTAGAAGAATTTTTTAAAGAACTAGAAGAAGAGGAAAAATAATAGGAGAAAATTAAATGGTAACCAGAATTAGCCGTACAGTTATTGGTTCAAATGTTATTAGTGCAGATAGCATTGCTAATAACACTCTTGTTGCACGACATATTTCAAACTCAGCAATTGAAGCTAGACATTTAGGGTCTACTGCTAATACCTCTATTGTACAGGCTAATGTGGATGCTGTCGAAACTCGCTTGACAGCAAATGTTGATATAGTATCTGATAATACTTCAGGTCTTGAGACTAGGTTAAATGCTAACATAGATATTGTTCAACTTAATGTTGAGGCAATTATTGATGGAGTTGATTTTACAGGGGATGTGTCTATACCAACTAGATTAGGTATAGATAACACTGCCCCTATTATAACTTCTATTACATTAGGGTCGCCAGCAAACGTTATTTTAAACTACTCTCCTCTTTCAGGTTATGGCAACGTTTTAATTGGACAAGGTGACTTAGGCGACGCTAGTACAGGATTTAGCTTAGATGTAAGAGGTGGAGCAAATGTTGCATCTTTAGCCGTTGCAGGGTTAACTGCTTCAAGAGCTTTACAAACAAACGCTAGCAAAGAACTAGAGTCTTCTTCAGTTACGACAACAGAATTAGGATATGTTTCTGGCGTTTCAAGTGCTATTCAACCACAGATTGATTCTAAAGCAGCTCTCTCAGGAGCTACGTTTATTGGTCAGGTTAATATGGGAGATGACCTCGTAATTACGGGTAACTTAGTTGTTAACGGTGATACGGTAACTGCAAATAGTATTAACTTGTTAGTAGAAGATAGAATTATAATGGTTTCTAATTCTACTACAGGAACTCCTAGTCAAGATGCTGGCTTATTTATCAACCGAGGCAACCAAGGTAACGCAGCATTTGTTTATGATGAATCACGAACTGCTTTTGCTCTTTACGATACTCAAGACCCTCATACTAACACAGCTATTAGTTTTGTCACTCGTGGAAATCTTGAAATTGGTACTGCTAACGTTTTTGGTGCGGCTAATACAGGAGCACTAACTTCAACAGGAGTTACTGTATCTGGGTTAACTGCTTCAAGAGCTTTACAAACAAACGCTAGTAAAGACCTAGAATCTTCTTCAATTACCTCAACAGAGTTGGGCAGACTTAGTGGAGTTATTGGGGATGTTCAAACTCAGCTTAATAACAAAGACACTAGTGCCAACGTTAACTTCGTTCAATCAAATGTAAATATTGTTCAAGATAATGTTGCAGCTACGGACTCTAGAGCGGCAGCTAACGTACTTGTAGCTGAAGCAAATGACTTTGCAACTTATACACGATTGAATGCAAATATCAATGTTGTTCAGGACAATGTGGTTGCACTTTCAGGAACTACTCTTACTCCAGAATCAAACACTATTACTAGTGTGTCAGGAGCAAACGCTTATGGAATTGGAGCGGCAATTACTGGTATTGCTCGTATTAGAGTAGTTGTTGCTGGAGTTGTGCAGTATCCAACTACTGACTATATTATCGCTTCTGCTGGAGTTATGCAGTTTACAGAAGTAGACTCAAATATTCCTGCTGGGCTACCTATTTTAATTAATTATTGGGACTAACTTGAAAAAATTTAAACAATTAACTACTGAACTAACTTTTAGGTGTAATGCAAAATGCCCTGCTTGTCATAGGCTAAAACCTTTGCGTATAAATTTAAATGACAAAGCTTATACTTATAGTTTAGATAGATTTAGACAAGTATTTTATCCAGAATTTTTAGAACAGTTAGATTGGTTGGTTTTAAACGGTAATTTTGGAGACTCTATTATGAATAAAGAGTTTCGTGAAATTATTTCTTATGTGAAACAACATGGTACAAAGTTAAATATCCATACTAATGGAGGCTTGCACGATCAAGACTATTGGACAGATGTAGGTAACATCTTAACTGATAGAGATATTATTAATTTTGATTTAGATGGGTTAGAAGACACTCATTCTATATATAGAATAAATACTGATTTTAACACAGTCTTTAACAATGCTTGTTCTGTTATCAGCACTAAACGTCCTCAAGTTCACTGGAAATATATTGTATTCGAACATAATAAACATCAGGTTGAGCAAGCAAAAGAAATTGCATTAAAACAAGGGTTTCACTCTTTTTCAACTGTAAAAACTGGTAGAGATTTTGCAGCCCCTAAATCTGGTCAATATGTTCATTTAAAAAAGAAAACAGATTTAAACAACTTACCCAAAGAAATTAATTGTAGCTGGGAGTCTTGGGGTAAATGGTATGTCTCCCCTAATGGTTTAGTATTTAGGTGTTGTTGGACAGGCGCTCACTATTTTGATGAAACTCCAGATAAATTTTACTATCCTCAAGAGTTAGAAGATTTATTTGACGCTACTAAAGTTCCTTTAGAAAAAATCTTATCTTACAACTATTGGAACAAGCTTAAACAGTACTTACAAGGCTATGATAGAAGTTTTAAGATTTGTAAGTCCCAATGTGGTAAAGTTTTAAGTAGTAGAGAAAAGATAGAAGAAAATTTATCTACTGGAGAACTTACAGTCTTTTCTGCGGGAGAAGGAATGTAATTTTTTAAAAATGTCTGGTAAAGAATAAAAATTACAGGTATAATAAAGAAGGTGACTAATGAAAAAAATAGCATTTATACCGCATAAACAAAGACTAGAAAAGCATAAAGTAGACTATTTGAGAGCCATGAGCGATGCTATGGACTATCCTTACCAATCAGAAGACGGTAGGGATACCTCTCCTATACAACAAGTTCTTCATGATAAATGCGCTGAATTATCTGGTATTCCTTATTGGACATTTACAGATTGTTGCACAGATGCGCTTCAAATTTCCATACATTGCTTAACTAAGCCAGAAGATGTTATTGTAGTTCCTGCCTATGGTTGGAGAGCTTTTGCTAATGCTGTTAAATTTATGAGTCGAGAACTACACTTTGTAGACTGTGACGAAACTGGTAATATGTGTATGGGTGCTTTAGAAGAATACTGCATAAACGCAGAAAAAGTTCCCGCAGCAGTAATTGCAGTTCATAACTTTGGAACTATAGTAGACTGTAATAAGATAAGAACAATACTTGATAAGCGTGGTTGGAAGAATACCACTATTATTGAAGACGCAGCTCCAGCATTTTACATGGGAGAGCCTTATGCTTATACCCCTGGTAGTGCCTCTGACGCGGTATGTTATTCCTTCGACTTCACAAAATATCCAGGAACGCTCGGTAGTGGGGGTGCAGTTGCAACACGTTTTAAAGATGTTAAGGAAAGGGTTTATCTTTCTTCTTCACACGGCAGAGCAAAATCTGGACAAATTGTAACCTTTGGTACTAAGTCATATATGGATAATACCTCTTGCGCAGTTCTTTTAAAGGAGATTGAATTGTTTGAGAAATTTGAGTATCGAAAGCGTAGAGATGTAATTGCTACTTGGTATAAAAACAATCTTCCCTATCCAAACGTACCCGGCGATAATTATGTCTGGGAGAGGTATACGATGGCAGTCCCTCCAGAGCAGGTTGAGTCTGTTATAAATTCCCTTAATGAAGTAGGCTGTTTAGCAAGAACATTTTTTAAAGAACCGCTTCACCAGTTTGAATGGTTGAACGATAATAAAAAACAGTGTCCAATCACAGAGCAATTTACCGCATCTACAGTTATGCTTCCTTGTCATCATTATTTAGAAGAGGAAGAACTAGAAAGAATAGCGAAAGCTTTAAATGATTGATATAAAAGTTTTAGATTTTCCTATTTTATCTTCTTGTAATTTAAAATGTGATAATTGTAGTTCTTATTCTAACCTATCGGTAAACGGTACAGTGCAAACAGCTGAACAAGCTAAAACAGATTTAACTAACTGGAAACCTTATATCAATCCTATAAGACTGCAAGTTTTAGGGGGCGAGCCTTTATTACATAAAGAAGTTAAAGATATTATTAGAATAGCAAGAGAAATATATCCTGATACAGATTTAAGAATGTATACTAACGGATTATTACTAAAAAGGCATAAAGATATAAAAGAAACTTTAAAAAAATATAACTGTATGATGGTTATTAGTGTACACTCTGTAGATGAAAGATATAAAAAAATACTACTTGAAAACTTATATGAGTTTCTTGATGGAGATGTAAAAATAGAAAAAACTAGTAAGTCTGTCGTTTCTTTTGGGAAAGTTTTTAGAAAGCAAGGTATTGATATTGAATTAAGAGATATGGTTAGTAGCTGGTCAAGAGTATATAAAAAAGGAATTAAACCATACAATTCAGATTATAAAAAAGCCCATGAAGTATGCCGTTGGACTCACTGTACACAATTATATCAAGGTAAGCTATGGAAATGTACACAAACAGCTTTTTTTGATGATTTAATGAGAAGAATTAATAACCACAAAGACTGGGAGCAATATAAAGATAAATATACATCATTAAAGCATGATGATTCTCAAGAAATAAAAGATAAGTGGTTTTCTGAGTTTTTATCTCCAGAACCTATTTGTGCTATGTGTAGAGAAAATATTAATGATATGATTGTGAATAAAAATGTCTGGTAAGCCTCATTTTATATTTTTAACTGGTATAGTGTCTCATAATTTTAATATTCCTTTTTCAAGATACGCAGGTCCTTACGTTTTATCTTCCCAGTTAGAAGAAGCAGGGTATGATGTTACTATTGTAGATTGGTTTTTAATAATAGATAATTTTTTCTCATACATAAAAAAATTAGTAAGACCTGAAACTATAGCTATAGGTATTAGTACTACTTATTTATTTCCTACTAGAAAAGATTATAAAATTAATGATACAGGAGAAGCCGGACAACATTTTATTTTTAAAGATACTACCACAACGGAAGCAGAAGACGAAACATCCTTAGATAGATCTTCCTTAGATATTGAGTTTATTAAATCTCAGATGTTTTATCTGTGGGAAACTTCAAACTCAGAGTTAAAAAGTTGGATGTTAAACCTACGAGCAGTAACAGATAAAGTTAACCCCAATTTAAAAATTATATTTGGAGGACATAGACTTTCTAGAATATATCAAGATACAGATTTACTAGAAGATGATTATGCATTATTTTTGGGTGACTATTTTGTTTTAGGACATGCGGATACTTCTTTACCTGTAATGTTAGAACATATAAAAAATGGTACAGAAAACCAAATTAAAACAATAAATAAAAGAGGTATGAAATGGGTAGATTCAGCTATACCAGAGTATTTACACCAACCAAAACCTATTCCAAAAGCTTTTTATAAGAAAAAAGACGCAATTTTTAAAAATGAGTGGTTATCAACTGAACCAAGTAGAGGATGTAAATTTAATTGCTCTTTTTGTTCTCATGAACGCTTAATGGTATATAAAAAAGCAATGGAAACATTAAAAGAAGAGTTTCTATTTAATTATGAAAATTTTGGAACTACAGGTTACCATTTTACGTCAGATTGTTTCAATGATAACAAACCTTTTGTATTAGAATTTGCAGAAATGGTTGCAACTTTACCTTTTAAAATTGAGTATTGCACATATGCAAGAGCAGACTTATTTTATAAAAATGAAGATATGATTGTAGCTATGAAAGAGTCTGGATTTAAAGCCGGTTGGTTCGGTGTTGAAACTTTCAATATAGAAGCAGGTAGATTTGCTGGTAAAAATCCTACTCATGTAAAAGAGTTACTTATAAAAATAAAAGAGATTATACCAGATTTATGGATGTCTATGTATATGATTATTGGGTTGCCAAAAGATACGGTAGAATCTTTATATGAAACATTAGAATGGTTAAAAAATCAATCTGTTATAGATGAAGTAAGTGCTTCTGTATTATCTATCCCTACTTTTATAGAAGAGTTAAACTCTGTTATAGATTATAGTGATATGACTAATAGTCCAGAACAATTTGGCTTTACTAAAATACAATATGATCCTTATTTTTATTGGGAACATGAATCTATGAATTTAAACCAGGCTATTGAAGTAAAAAAAGCATGGGAAAAAGGTTTATACTATCATAAATATACAAGATTTGGGGGATCAGCAAGAGGAGAGTATCCTGCCATAAGAGGAATAGGTTTATCACACGCTCAAACTAGAACTTATATGAAAGCAAAATTTAATAATGGGGTTAACTTAACTAACCTAACTAGAAACCAAAAAACTAACTTAAGAAAATTAGTTAGAAATAAGGTATATAATAATATTAATAACTATCATAAGGAACTTATAAATTTAAATGCTAGATAGATACCAATTTGATATTTTACTAACATATAATTGTAATTTAAAATGTCATGGATGTGATACTTATTCAGATTATTTAAACGGTAACCAAAATTGGGAATACTTAAAAGAGTGTATTAATAATTGGTCAAAAAGATTGGTTCCTTTACAAAAACAAAATAGAATCCCTTTTGATAAAGTAAAAATAATGGGGGGAGAGCCTACCTTATATAAAGAGTTACCAGAAGTAATTTACTTATTAGCAGAAAAATTTCCAAACTGGAAAGTAGTTTTAGGAACTAATGGGTTACTTTTACACAAAAAACCAAAGGTATTAGAAGCCATAAAAGAAACAAAAACTAATATATTTATATCCAAACACTTTAACGATAAAAACTATTTAAAAAAGTTAAAGTATTCTCTAGAAGAATCTTTAGAGTACTTAGGTGATGATTATAAATTAGTTAATAAAAAGAATGGTTTTGTAAATATAATTGATACTACTAGACAAAACTATTGGACTATGTTTAATAAAAGAGATAAAACAGGCATTCATCCTTATAATGATAATGATATTAGATCTAGCTGGGAAAGATGTCATGCAAAATATTGTAAAAGTCTATATAAAAATGAATTATATAAATGCTGTGTTCACGCTTTTTTAAAAGATGCTTTAGCGCATTGGGGGCAGCTTGATGATTTAGACTGGCAACCTTACATAAAATCAAATCAACATCCCGCTACTTTAGAAATGACAGACGATGAATTAGTAGATTGGTGCTTAACAGACGAAGAATCTATCTGTAATATGTGTCCCTCTCAAGATAGGCATATAGATAATACTATTAAACAAAATGGTATGGTTTTTAAATGAAAAATATAATTTATAAAGAAAACTCTATCGAGAAAAAATATAGTGTTCAAGAAATAAGAACTTTACAACTAAATAACTGGAAAGATTGGTTATGCTATGTTCCAAACCATAATATAGATATATCAGAAAATGGAGACATGTGGTTTGGGGCGTGTAAAAAGGGGGGATATGCAGGTAATGTGTACGAAAAATTTACTTTAACTACAGGGTCTCCGCCTATAAAATGTCCTAATGATTGGTGTAAATGTTATTTAGATTTACCCGTAAAAAAAGTAAGTCCTGATAAAACAAAAAGTTTTGAAGACCCATATATGCCTAAAAGCATATTATGGTTTTTAAATAAAACATGCAATTTTGATTGTAGTTACTGTCCTACTACTATACATGATAGAAAACCTCCTTCTAAGGGATTTGACGATATAATAAAAGGTATAGACAATATATTTAATTCTGGATGGAAGAATATAAAATTTAGTTTTTGGGGAGGAGAACCTACCCTTTTTCCTAATTATTTAGAAATTTGTAAATATTTATATGACAATAATTGTGAGGTTGTTACTACTACTAATGGCAGTAGAGATAAAAAATATTTAGCAGAATTAAATAAATATAGTAACTTAAGTATATCAATACATAAGGAATGGGTTAAAACAGAAAAAATTTATGAAACCTTAAAATATCTTTCTGATAATAGAAATACTCACTGGATAATGGTTAAATGCATGGTAGAACCAAATACATTAAATTGGTGGAAAGAATGGGTTTTTAATCTAACAAAAGATAATACAAGTATAAAAAACAAGCTAGATATAAGACTAAATTCATTATTTGGAATTAAAAGTGATAGGTCAGAGTGGCTTGATAGTCAGATGGAAGGATATTCTGATAAAGAAATAAAATTATTAAGTAAATACGGATCACTTACATGAATATATTAATTACAGGTGGAAAAGGGTTCATCGGGGCTCATTTAGTTTACTCGTTAAAAGATAGGCATAATATTACAGTTTTAGACGGTTGGACAAAAAATTACCCCGGATTCAAAGCTATTCATCGTGGTAAAAACGGGCTAAAAGAAGCCTCTGCCCTAGAGTTAAAACACAGAAATATTGCTGCAAGCTATAGAAACTTACTAACTCAAGACGTATCTTTCGTAAATAAGTGGACTTTTGGATCGTGGTACATAAAAGATATTGATTTAATAATTAATTGTGGTAGTCTATCTGAAGCAATTTTATCTCAATATTTTGAAGATTTTACACATAAATCTATTGTAACTGGGTTAGAAAAAATTAAAGAATTATACCCTAACGTTCCTGTATTGCACTTTTCAAGCTCTATGTCTTATGGAACATGGGAAGGAGCTATCCAAGAAGACTATCCTCAAAATCCAGTAGATTTGTATGGTAAAGCTAAAAAAGAAAGTGAATCTTTAGTAGCTGAAAATGATATTATTTTACGGCCTATGCATGTGTATGGGTATGGCGATGGCAAATTTCCTATTACTATGAATATAGAAAGACAGGCTGAAAAAAATAAACCAGTTAACGTAGAAGAAGCTGACTGTATTTACATTAAAGACTTAGTAGATGTAATTAATATTTTAGTTGGTAACTGGATACCTGGAATTTACAATTTAAGCTCAGGTTTTGTACGAGATAAAAATGTAATAAAAACTCTATCTTCAGAAATCCTAAAAATTAATATAGAAACCACCACTAAATCTGGTCCTACTGGAAAACCAAGAGGCAGGCTAGATAACTCTAAATTAATGAATACTTTTAACTGGAAACCAAAATTTAATACCTATGAGGAGACAATTAAAGACTACTTTAATTTGTATATGAAAGAGACGCCTGAAAGTGATAGTTAGCATCATAGAAAAAACTAAATTTGACCCTGCTAACCAAAGGGGTAACTAAATTAAAATTGGCTTTTTAAGTTAAGCTGTTTTATAATACTAATATGGAAAATCAAATAACTGTTTTAGGAATTACTACTAAAAACTTTGACATTTGCCCTGGAGCAGTCGAAGCTTTTACTGCTATTAATAACTATGTAGAAGACATGAGTGCTACGGATAAGGGTTACGTTTCTAGCGCTTTGTCAGAGATGGACACTCTTCTTGCATTGGAAAAAGCAGTAGTTGCTAGAGGAACTGTTTCAGAGGAAGAGCTATCCGCCGCTTTTGGTTTTTCAAATTCAGTATTATACTTTGTTGGACTCGCTGCACAACACTTACTAGATAGTATGCAATTTTTGTCTAGTTTTTCTTTTATGGAAATGCATCTTACTCAAATTATGCATCCAACAGATTCTATTAATCCTTTAGTTAATAAAGAAGAGGAAAAAACAATGAAAATTAAAGACGGACACACCGATGTAGCTTCTGCACTAAGACAGTGCAGACAAATCATGGAGGAAGTTTCAGATATACAACAGGCGCTGCCTTCGGATATGGAAGCTTCCTTACCTAGCTGGTGGACAAACAAATTAGCTGTTTCCGCAGCTTATCTAAATTCTTTAAGAGACTATATTGTATACAGTGAGTCCTCTGAAGAACTTACATTATCTTACGATGATGGTATGGAAGAATGTGAAGTAGAGATTAAGTTAGATGCCTCTTAAGAGAGGAAAGTCTCAAAAAACAATTTCTACTAACATTAAAGAGCTTTCTAAGAAAAAGGGCGTTAGTAAAGCTCGTAAGAAAGGTATTACGACTCTTGCAAAAAGAAAAGGAATATCTAAATCAGAAGCCCAACGATTACAGGCCGTCGCTATTGCTCTAAGCACAGCTGGAAAAAAGCGCCGCTCTAAAAAGTAATCAAAGGAGAAACCTAAAATGGCAGAAAGACAGACAATTAAGGTTAGCCCAATTTTACAGGGCGACGCTAACTATAAGGCACTAACTGATATTCCTTCAGTTTACCTTACAAAACAAAATCTAACTGTTGTTATGTACCCAGGTGAGTACGCAGCTCCTACTGCAGCAGTTTATGATAACGTTGCTTTTGTAGGAGTTGGTGATCGAGAAGAGATTCTTATTAATGGGGACATGACTATTGCTAACACTTCCGCTAACGTAATTAGCTTTGAGAATATTAAGTTTGTTGGTTCTAACTCATCCGCTGCAAGTAATACCTTCTGTGTTACTAAGCTCGGTATTGGTAAATCCACACTTAAGTTTACAAACTGTACCTTCTCAAACGCAGAAGATGCAATTAGCTCACACACTGCTCTATCCCTTTCTGGAGGAGACAACCTAGTTCAAGTAGACTATTGTGATGCTTCCGCAATGAATAGTGGTATTGTTGCTAACTCAAACGCTAAACTTAGCTTTACTCAGTTTGGTTCAGGTGCTTATATGCGTCCACATACAGGTAGTCCAACTGTTACTTCAACAGTTCTTGCTTGCTCTGGTGGTGCTAACACTGGTAACATGACAGAAGTTGTTACAGCTGTAATTAGCTAATAAAGGATAAAGGGTGATACTTTTAAGAAAAAAAGAATTAGTCACAGTTCAAGTACTATATTGGATGCCTGATTATAATAATATTCTACAAGAATTTCTTTGACAAACTTTAGATGTATCACCCCACCTTTATAGAGTTCATAGATTTTTAAATTTCTGGCATCACAATATTGATGCTATAATAGAAGAAGTTAATGTCGCTAATATGGGTGGAAATTCATATAGCATTTCAAAAGGAGAAATTTACAATGGCTAGAAGACCAATCGGATTTGACGTCGGAGGTATGGCTGAAGGTTTTAAAAATGCAGGTTCAGTAGAACAAGCTGCTACTGGAGGTTCTACTTCTAAGGGTAATTATAACCAGCCAGGCGGGGCAGTTAACCGCAACAACAAGATGAAGGCTGCTCCAGGACTTATCGGTAATAACGGTAGTGCTGGTGAAAATGAGCCAATGGCTGGTGGTCGTCCAGAAAAAGGCCGCGGATACTCTAAATAATAAGGAGAAGTATAATGGCAGGTAAACCTGGAGGATTAGGAGAAGGCAAGGTAATGAGAATCGGAGGAGATAATCAGTATGGATTTATCGAGCCCGATGTGAAAAGAGTTGAAAAAGCTATTGAGAGATATAGAGTTGGAGACTCCGTCTTAACAGATCTAAAAGCTGTTTATAACGGCGAAGGTCTTAGGGCCTCTCCTTCAACAAATAGAAGTTTAGACTACGGCACCCCATCAAAAAATAAAAATCCTTAATGAGTTATTTAACTCCAGAATTTTTAAGAAGAACAATGCCTGGGCGTAGTGCGAAAGTAACACGAAAAGGTAGATATTTAAAAGATGGTGGTTACAAAAAACAGTACCGTGCAAAGTCTCAAAAGGTAAAAGTATATAAAAAGGGAAGATTTATTCCTAAAGAATATTCTTACTAAAAAACCCTCACATATTCTGTGAGGGTTTTATTTTACCAATGCTTTAACCCATCTATTTTTAGGTTCACAAACATAAACACTAGCCTTACTCGTTTGTATAGCTTTATTAAATATTTCATTTCTTGATAAAATATCTACGCTCAAAAAAACTAAATCTTCATGGCCTAAAAAGCTATAGTCAAAATTATTACCATCTTCCGATATAATTTTTATTCTATCTTGTATACCTGCTGTTTCTATAAGTAGTTTACTTATTTTAGCATACATTTTATTATATTCAAGACCTATCAAATTTATATTAGGATACTGTTTATAAACATCAAATAAACTATAGGGGTACATACCCGATCCTACTAGTATAAGGTTTTTGCAAGTCTTAAATTTAAATCTTTCTTTTTTTGAAACTAAAGTTCTAACTATCCACGCGTTTTTCTCGCATAGTTTAAATCCTAAGCTAAGATCGCCCTCTTCCTTAAAATAATTAACCCAATTCCATTCATCTGCTATTGTGTGTGATTGCCAACGAATTTTTTCTTCTTTTATTTTATTGGCTGCAGGAATAAAGGATTCTTGCGGTTTTTTTCGCTCCATCTAAATCAAACTCACATTTTTTTGGAAATGTATCGTAATTATCAAGAATATCTTGTATATATTTTGATACATTATTTAAATTTTTAACTGAACAAACTTTGAAAAGATCATAAGGTTGCATAACATAACTTCTGACGAATTGTTCTACTTTTCCTCCGTCTTCTCTAGGTATTATGATGCTTGGAGTACTACTAGAAATAATTTCCATAGTACTATTATATCCTCCATACGTAATAAACATAGCACTAGATTCAATTAATTTAGCTAAATTAGGTATATAATCAACTAATAGGATATTTTTAGTTTTTCTTTGTCCTACTCTATCTTTAAGCTTTTTATTAGCAAGTAGAACTACAAACTCTAAATCTGGAAAGTTTTTAGCAGCTCTTAAAATATTAGCAAAGATAGACAGTGTTTCTTCTTTATTTAGCCCTACACTTACATACACTCGGTTATTTTTTCTCTCGTGCTTTCCTTGTTCTGGATTGGTTACGTATCCTGTATACTCAATCTTATTTTCAATTTCTTTATTTAATAAAGAAGGGCTACAGAATGCTAAAGAGTCTGGTAGTAAAGGTAAAACTTTTGGGTCTCCGTGAATTAATATTTTATCTAAGTATTGTTTAACTACTAAATTTTGTGTCTTAGCTACCCAATCTTTTAATCCTTGTTCATGTGGTTCGTCCCAAGGAAAATCTCTAATACTACAAACAATTTTGATATTTCTTTCTTTTGCTGCTTCAAAGAAAGAAAACAATTCAAATGCCCATTGATGTCTACAAAAAGGAAAACCTTCTGACACAATTAACTTTATAGGATGTGTATCTAAAAATTCTTTCCATCTTGCAATTCTTTTTAGTATAAGAGACTCTTTCATTAATGCTTTAAAAACATTAGACTCAGAGTGATCATAATCCTCGTCTTTTACTAGAGTATACTCAGTTTTTACCCCTCTTATTTCTATAGGAGGTTTAAATAAGTGATTTACTACACAACAGTCTGTTAGTTTTGCAGTTTCTTCCGCTATATGTTTTATTCTCATACTATGCCCTAATCCGTTATAGTATTGAGTTAAAAACAAAATCATTCGTTAACAAATTCCTTAATCATTGGAAATACAGGGGCAAGCGCTTCTGCACAAGCACGTGCTACTTCCATATGCTCTTTTTGTGTTCCGTGGCCACTACGAAGTTCAATATAGTGAACCCAAGAACGTAAAGTCCCACTCATATACAACCTACTTCCAATATTACCTTCTGGTAAAACTGCTCTCGCTTGTTCTTTTGCAATTCTATTTTCAATTGCCCATGTGTATGCTTCTTTCGCTTGTTCAATTACATTAGCTTGTCTAATTTCCCACTCTTTTTTTAGAAACTCATTTTCTGTATCTACAGAATTTTGTCGATTCTTTTCGTCTTGTAAACGAGCTTCTCTTGTTTCAAACTCTAAATCTTCAGTTGGGTTAGCATACCTCTGACTAAATTCTTGAAAAGAAAAACTACGATGTCTTAAAATTTGACGAGCAATATCTCTTGTAGTTTCAATTTCTAAACAAGCACTTACCATTTCAAGTGGGGACCAATGCCCCTGCTTAATTAAATATCTAATTAGTTTTTCAGATGTTTCAGAATTCATCTGATTAGAAGGATTACTCACTCTTGCACAGTAGGCGATCATTTCTTGCATACTAGTATCTGCGTCAGGTGCTGGAGATATAATCATTTGATTTGGCATACCTTGTGAGTATGATATTAATTTTACTTTCATATTCTTAACCACGCTTTTAATCTTTTATTTAAATCTCTTAATTGATAAATCATGTAAATTAAACTATATACTACAATATTTGCGCTAAATAAAACGCAGGCTTCAAATATTGTAATTAGTTTGTAATACAATAAGGTTCCCTCTGTAACAAGTAAAATACTAGTTACAAAAAATAACCAAAAAATTGCATTTTTATAATACTTACTTAACCCCACTGCTTCCAAAACCTCCACGGGTAACAATAAGGTCTTCAGCACTCTGTTCATCTAAGGCTACGGCTTCTCTCTTATTTTTTACAATACCACGTTCTTTCATTTTTTCTTCTTGTACCCACCTATTACCTTGAGATAAAACTACACTAGTTTCAATAGCGTCTACATAGTTAAACCAAACTTGCGGCACGGGTCTAAAACAAGCTTGAGCGATTCTATCTCCTGGAGATACTGTAAAAGTTTCTTCTCCAGAATTATATAAAATTACTTTAACTTCATTTCTATATGCGAAGTCTACTGTTCCAGGACTATTAACAACCATTATTCCATTTTTATAGGCTAAACCACTCCGTGGTCTAATTTGAATTTCCCAATAAGGTTCTTCAATTTGAAAATATAAACCTGTTCCAACAATAGCTCTCTTATTTGGCTCAATGATAACATCTTCTTCTTCACAAGCTCGCAAATCATACCCTGCATCAAAAGGATATTGTTGTTGTAAGTTCCAACTAATTCCAAGCTTTTCTTCTAAAGTTCGCGCTAAACTTCCTTTTTCAATTTTTACATTAAGCTGTAACACTAACTAACTCCTCCCAAGCTTCTTCTCCATATTTACCTGCTGTAATACTTTCTTGGTTGTACTTTTTAAGATTGATTAGTTTTTCATTTCTAATAAGCACATCTTGACTTGAATTTAGGTTTTTTAGATATTTTGACTTAGCAGGGGTAATTGGTAGAGCATCTAATAGATCAGAAAATGTTTTATACTCTCTAGCTAGTGCCTGAGCACGCTTTGGCCCAATTCCTTCTACACCCATAATATTATCACTTTTATCACCCTCAATTATCCGTGACAATAAATATTCACTAGGAGTTACTTGAAAATCTTCAAGTAAAGTATCTTGAGTTACTTCTCTACGAGAAAACATATTGAAAATAGAAACATTATTATTCATAAGTTGATACAAGTCTCGGTCGCTTGAAACAATCCATGTATGCTCATAGCCTTCACTTACATTATTGACTAGATAAGCAATAAGGTCATCAGCTTCAATGCCTCGGAATTTATAATTTTCAAAAGGAATTTCGTCGGGAATTATGTTTAGACAAGCAAAGAACTTGTCAAACTTTTCTTGTTCTTCTGGCTCTACAGGCTTTTTACGATTACCCTTATAAGTGCCAAGAAGTTCATTACGATAGTAACTTCTACCAAAATCAAAACAAACTATGATTCGTTTTGCAAGATAACTTTTACCTAAACTCTCAATAGTTCTAATAAAGTCTTCAGTAAAATTATCGACATTATTTCTTTGTATCCATCTAAATGCTAAGTTATTAGCATCTATTAGTAGTAAATTTGTAGGGACTGTTGTGCTATTTTCGATAGCAGATAAGTCATCCCATGTTTTCGTGTTCATTGTTGTTTCCTTTCTGTATATAATATATTATACTACACTACATACAGGTAGTCAATAACTATTGTTCTTACTTTGCTTTTCTACTCAAATCCAAAGTCACACAATGAAAACCTCCACTAATAATTCTATCATGTCTTAGTTCCAAAGGAATGACTTCGATTTTATGTTTATTTAGCTTTTCTATTAATTGTTTTTGTTTTCTGTCCACTATTGCTAAATTTGGATTCACGCTCAAAAGATTTAAACCGATCCACTCACTTGCTGACCAAGGGACATCATATTTTTTAGGAGCAGAATAACATTCATCAATCCAGATTTTATCCCAAGATTTAAATAGCTCTGGTTGATTATCTTCTGTAACTCTACTGGCATTGTATAAAACTAATCCTTCTCTTAGGGGAATAATAGTACTATCTAAATGCGCATAAGAATATAAATCATGTAAAATATGCACCTTATATTCATTACCTAAAATTTCTTGTAACCACTGTCCTCCTAATTCGTTTCCTGTGTTACTAATTTGATAAAGAATATCGTTATTAATTTTCATACAATTTGCAGC